GCTCTGCCCCTTCGATCGCGCACCACCAGCAGGCCAGCCGAGCACACCACGCACCGGCCCGGGCCGAAAGCGTGATGCCGGGCCGCTGGGTGCCCATCCACATCGCAAGCAGGCCCCACAGTAGCGCAGCCTCTGCGCCCCAGGCTACGGCCTGCGACGCGAAGTAATTCCAGCCAATGGACTCCCCGACATCCGGACCGAACTGGATCGCCCAGGCAAACAGCAGGACGAGCGGGGGGATCAATTCTTTTGCCGGCCGCCGGCCGCGAGCGGGTTGATGGTCGGCTGCGTGCCAGCCACCAGAGCCGCGGCGTCCGCCTTTTTCTGCGCCCGGCGGCGCGCGTAGACCCAGACGCCAGCAATGATGGCCAGCGCACAGACGATTGCGATGATGTGCATGATGATCGACCCCGTGTAGTTTGTGGGCCGATTGTCACCGAAGCGCGCAAATTTGGCACGGCATCAGTCCAGCTTTGCGGGCCTAGTGCGCATGCGGGCGAGCATGTCGGTGGCCCAGGACTTGAGGGGCTGGTTGTCCGTCTCCTCGGCCGCAAGGAACACTTCCTGCACAAGCTCCAGATCGCGCCGACGGGTCAGCTTCTCGCGGATCGTCAGCCACGTCAGCCAGGCCGCCAGCACTGCGCCGAGTGCGCTGATTCCTGACATCTCGCCGAACATGAACTGATACCCGACCGCGCCCCATGCTGGGATATTGCCCCACAGGGACAGCAGCCGGTTGTGCAGCCAGTCGATGCAGGCCGTGATCATTTCGCTGCGCCCGTCGACAAATACGGCGACGCCTTCCCGGTCTGCCAATACCGCCTGACGGCACCGCTGTCTTCATCCTCGGCCCATGTGCCGCATGCCCGGCATGTGAGCCGCAGGTATGGCACATTGCCGGAGAAAACAGATGACCCTTTCATTGGATGCGACTCTTCCGGCTGCGAGGTGTCACCGCATTTCGGACAGGTGGATTGCTTGGGTGTGGTGATCATGATCAGTACAGGGTCGTTGTGATCAGCCGCGCATCGGCGTCGAATACCCTGACTGCTGCATTCGTCGCTGTGGCATTGTGCGTCAGCACATAGTTTGGATAGGTTCCGGAAAGGATCGATGCCCCCGCAGGGATGCCGGTCCCCTGGATACGCTGCCCTGCCGCAAAGTCGTTGAAGCCTGTGACGGTGTGCGTCACTGTGATATTCGGGCTTCCGCTTGTCGTTGCCGCTGTTGCTGCCACGTGCGCCGCTGGATACCACATGCATGTCAATGCGATGGCGCCGGATGGTGCATTCAGGCCGATACCTTCAAGTGTGATGGTCGACCCGACAATGGTTTTGATGATGCCGATGGGCCAGTTCAATGCGGTCAGCGTCGTGCCATCGATACGCTCGATTGAGCACGTCGACACATAGATGGCATCTGACGCAGCCAGCACGAGTGGATCAGTCGCCGTAAATGTGGCATTGTAGTTGCTCAGCGATACCGTCGGCGAGCCCAGCGAGACAGACCCCATGCCAAGCTGTACGCGCAGAAGATTCCCGGTGGCCTTGTCATCAATAAACGAGCCGGGCCAAACCTGATAGTTGCCGCCGATGAAATCGTTTCCATCATCGGCCCGATAAACTTCATCAAATGAAGCCCGGAAACCCTGCGCCTTGTTTGTGGCGCTGCGGTGCGTGACACCACGCATCTTCACCCATTTCAGTGCTTCTCGGTTGAACAGCACAGCCGGAGCGCATTGGAATGTGCACTGATCGAACAGTAGGGTATTTTTCTGCCCTCTGTCTGTAGAGTGGTAGAAGCGGATCGGGAAGCCATACGTTCTAGCGCCTACCGCATTCGGCGCGATGAAAGTGCAATCTCGGAAACTGACCGGGGCGAAGCTGGTCATCGACGCATCTTTGCCGGAAATCGTCTCACCAGACCGAAGCCAGAACGTGCAGTTTTGGAAGCTGAACGGTATCAGGTTGAAATTACCGCTATCGCCAATGAATCCAATCGACCAGATGTTTTCGGCATACACGCCGTAAAGTGATCCCTTTTGTGTGATGACACCAGCGCCCCCCGTCATACTAAGGGTCTTGACGAGGTGAGTACAGTTTGCAATGTCACCACCTACCCATGTAAACCCGCTACTACCCGTCTTCGTTGAATATGTGTAGTCATCAACGACAGTGTGAACGTTGCTGGCGTTTATGTTAGTTATGAGCCATCCCTTATGGTTCAACTGCCCAAATGAAATTGCCACCTTGACACTTGTGAAGCTGCAGTACTCGATAGCACCATCTTCATTGTTGTTGATACTCCATCCGCCGGGGCTTGCGGAAATTCCAACAACTTGATTACGAAACCTACACCTACTGATGCGGACCTGCGACCCTGCCAACGAGGTAGTCGAGTTATAGAATGATGACAGGCCAGAATATCCGCCATCAGGCGGTAACCCTGTTGAAAATGGATCTATAGCAATAGCACACTGTGGGCTGTACTGCGTATCCCGGCACGACCCATTATTAAAATCAGACGCCAACAGGAAATTCGTAGTCGTGAAATTGTTTGGACCGATAAACTGCACGAATTCTATACTCACCGACCGGGCACCCTGCACGATGATCGCCGGCCTGTCGGTGATGGCCGTATGGTCGAGAATCACGCCTTTGTCGGTGCGGGTCGTCACGCCTTCGCCACGGATATGCAGATGAATGAACGTACCAGCGAGGTACACCATCAGCGGCGAGCTGATCTTGTAGATCCCGGACGGCCAGAACCCTCCGTGATTCCCGGCGACACAGGCATCAAGCCACGCCTGCAGGCCCGTGGTCGAATCCGCCACGCCTGTGGGGTCGACCCCCGGGAATGCCGTGGCGATCAGGCTGCGGCTCTTGAGGTATGCATCGACCGTCGTGCTTGATGCTGTGCTGGCCGGCTTGAATCCCACCAGCGCCGCTCCCTTGCCGCTTGCGGTGCTGGCAAGGTCTGCGCGCAGCCCGATGTCTGGTACGGAAACACCATTGATTGACGCCCCGATCAATGCGCCGGCAACAGTCTTGAGTTGGAATGTGTACGGGCTATCACCCAGCCAAACCTGCGCCTCCCCACGAGAATCAAGCTGCACTGGGTTTGCATTCGGCGTGCCAAGCGTTGAATCAGTGAAAGTCGCAAGTGGCGTAGCCGTTCCGCTGGCGTAGGTGTAGAGTAAGGCCCCGACTGCCGGGCTGTTGTCGTCAAGAAAGCCCTTGAAGATCCCGCCTGTGTAGCTGTATGCCATGACTCAAAAGGCCCCGTGATGATTGGAAGTTTGCTGCTGCTTTGGCTGGTCTGCTGGTGCGTGCACAAGGCGGTTTACCCCTATGCGATGCTCAGCCAAGAGGAATTCGATGCGCATCACTTGCCCGTGTTGAGGAAGTCGGACAAGTTGACAAACCGGCCTTGAGCCGCCTTGAGTTCTGACTGAGTCGCCAATCGGTTTGCAAGGCGGTTGCCCATGAATGCCCCAGCGCCGCCGCCGACAGGGCCGCCGACCATCGTGCCGAGCCCCAGGCCACCCGCCTCAAGTGCCCGCGATGTTGCCGCTTGAACGAGATTGTGCCCCTGCACATGCGCGCCCGGATAGGCCTGCGATTTTTCGAGGATGTCGCCAGCTTCTCGCAAGGTGCCGAAACGCTGCATCTCCTCGGGCGAGAACACGGAACCAAGCCGCTCGCTGTTCGCTTTCAGATACTCACGCACACCCTTGGCATTCCACTGCCCGACTTGCTTGCTGCCGAGTTCATGGATGCGGGTGGCAAACTGTGCTCGGATCTCGTTGAGGGCGGATTGACCCTGCGCCTGCAGCTCTGGCGGCATCTCTTTGAGAGTCCGCACAACATGCCGCATCTGATCTACCGGCATGGTCGTGATGGCGTTTGGGATCTTCTCGACCGGTACCGTTCGGTTGATGCCTTCGGGCCCTGATACATCGGCGATCTTGGCGATTCCATTCGGGTTGTCCAGCTTGGCGCCACGCTCTGCGCGCATTGCCCTGGCTTCCGAGTAGATATCTTGCCCGGCTGCTGATGTCACATCTTCATCAAGCGCATCCTTGAGCTTGCCGACCCACTTGCTGTTTTGTGGGCTCCACTGCTCGTTAAGGTACTTCCGCAGCGTCTCGGCTTGCTGCGCAGTCGAGAACACCGAACCGTCGTCACCGATCAGGCTGAGCTTTTTGGCGTAGGCATTGACAGCGACGCGCAGATGTACACGGTCGCTATTCGTCATCTCAGCGTCGTCACCCAGCACAGTTCGGAACCTGTCTAGCTGTGTCGGCACGCCGCCTGCTCGCTCATCGGCGATCTTGTAGAGCGCGCTGGTGCGGGTGTTGTACCAATCCTTGAGCGAGTCAAGCGCCGTTGCGACCGTAGCGCCCCGTGTCATCACGTCAGCTTGGTCAACCCCGAATGTCCCGCCCGTCTGTCGCGCCAGGCCTTCAGCATGGCTCGTGATAGCGGCCTTCTCCGCATCAAGCCGGGCCTTCATCAGATCGCCGGCCGGGCCATCTTTCTTCGCCCACTGGTTCTCAGTCGCTGCGTCCTTGGCATTCCCACTCAGGGCCGACTTGCGGGCATCGGTGATGCCAACTTCTTGCAGGATGGCGGCTCGCCGGGCCTGCTCGGATGCCGGCAGGGTCTTCGTGGCCGACAACTCCGGCACCTGCCCAACCTCGCCGACAGCGGAAATCGTCGGCCCGGCACGCTCAGCAACCATCGTCGGGTAGGCTGGGGCAGCCGGGATAGGCTGGGCAGATCCAGGCGCGGGCAGGCGGATCAGCGGCGCAGGGGGAACAGCGGCAGGCGCTGGCTGGATGAGCGGGCGCGGTGCTGGTGTGATCGGCGGCAACGGGGCCAGAGGCTGCGCAGCCACTGCCTGCGGCACGACTGGCGATGTCACCGCAGCTTGCGGCGCATCAACAGCAGCCGGTGCCGCAGCGACAGCCCCCATGGTCGGCTCGACACGCGGCTGAATGAGCGCCGCAGGGGTATCGGCGTTTCGAATTAGCCGCAGCGAAGCGCCCGTAGCAGCCCCGGCCCCCTTCAGTGCGACCCCTGGGCCGATGAAGCTGGTGGCCGCATTTGCCAGCACGCCCAGCGCAGGGCTGCCGGTCGCCTCTGCCAGCCTGCTTCCGACATACTCGCCGGCATGGCCAGGCCATGTCAGCGGATTTGCTGGGTGCTGCATAGCCTCAACCCCAGCTATGCCCCCGGGTGTCTCTGGCTGGTAGGTGTGGGCCTGCTGGTAGTCAGTCACAGCCTGGCCGCCAGCGACAGCAGCATCAGACAGGCTCTGCCCGTTGTAGACGCCGCGTGCAGTGACACCCAGACCCTTCAGCCCGCCGACGATACTGGAACCGATGCCGGTGAGTGTGTTTGCTGCCGTCTCAAGCGCCCCCTTCTCTACAACATAGGGATCTCGCCTTGCCGGCCTGTCAGACTGCGACTGTGGAGGCGGTGCGACGGGGGCGGGAGTGCGCTCTTGCTGCCTGCCTGGGCTTGACGGCTGGCTCAGCAGATTCGCGATGGCGTCGAAACGGTCTGGAGCAGCGGGTGGGGCCTGCTCCGGTGCTCCCATGCGCTGCAGCTCGCGAGAGACTGCACCCGCACTGGCCTGGTCGCCTGATGCGCGGGCCTTGGCAAGCTCTTGCTGCCTGATCCTTGCGCCGATGGCGTCGCGCTGCGCCTGGACGGATGGGTCAACCCGCGCTCCTGCGTTGGCGGATGCCGGGGCAGCAAGTAGGGCATTCAGGGCGTCAAAGTCGGCCATTACAGGCGCCCTTTCTTCGTCAGGGTCTGAATGGCCTTGTTCTTCATCATCAGCGTGTTTGCGCCCTTCGATCCGGGGCCGCCAGCCTCTTCGATGATGGCCTGAACTTCGGCGTCGTCGCCCTGATCCATGGCGCTGTGCAGCCGCATGAGCCGCACATCGAAGTTGTCCGCCCAGACCTTGTCAAAGGTGCGCTTTGCTGTGACATCCCCACCGGCAGCATCGATAGCCGCCGTGACGCCTGATCGGTAGAACTCAGCTCCCGTGGTCAGTGCGTCATTGAGCGCGGCAATCTTCTTCAGTGCAGCCGGGGTGTACTCAAGCGATCCGTTCGCTCGCACGGCAGCTTCAAGCCCTGCATTCGTGTGCGGCCCCATGCTCTGTGCCGCAACTAGCGCCTGCCGCTCAAGCATCTTGCCAAGAACGTTGTTGTCTGTGGCCGCATCTCCCGCCACAGACCCGCCAGACAGGTCAGACAGCTTCTTGGCGGCCTGCCCCCACATGCCCGATTTCGTTCCCTTGTCGACCTCGGCAATGATCGTGCGGTTGATGTCGTGCATCACCGGGGCGTTGTTCGCCGCTGCATGCGCTGCCGTCAGCTCATCCGACTGCGCTGCAATCTGCTGCGGCTGGCCTGGGGCAAGCACGATTGGGCCGGAACGAGGCGCAGGCTTCGCGCCGGGTGCTGCGGGCACAGGCGGTGCGTTGCCTGGGGTGTAGGCACCGGGAACGCCGCTGGTGCCGGTGATATTCCCGTTCGCGTCTCGGTTGACGACATACGGGTTGTGCAGTTGGTCGTTCTGGATGACCTGCCGCTCGCCCGGAGGGATCTGGTTCGCTACTGCTCCGACCTGCTGCGGTGCGCCCGGCATGTATGGGCTGCTCTGCAACAGCGTGGTCTGCGCCCCGTTGTTCACCGGCAGCGTGTTCACGCCCTGCGAGGTTGGCGCCAGCATGCTGTTGCGGGTGTTCAGTGCCCAGCTCCGAAGCGCGTTGACATCGTGCAGCGGGGCGTATTTCGACACCTTGGTGATGAGCGGGGCAAGCGCCGGGTTTGTGTCGGCAAGCTGCGCCATACTGGACGCGAACCGCTCAGGCGACAGCGCCGGGTCCATCGCAAGCGCCCCGACCGTCGATGCGATGTCCGTGCGCTGCTTGGCGTTCAGGTCTTGCGTGCTGTTCTTGATGCTGATGAGGTCTTTGGCAGTCTCGTTGAGCTGCTTGGCGATGGCCGGGCCGTAGTAGGCGGGGCTTGCCTTGAGCGCAGCATTCGATGCGCCGACAGCATCAAACCCGCCGTCAGGCTGGTGATATGCGTTCCAGTCGATGGCCCCCAACCGTTCGCGCTCTGCCGTCTGCGCGGCAAGCTGCTGCTGTTGCAGTCGGCTGGTTTCGATGTTCTGCGTGCTGGCCTGATTCGCAAGCTGCTGGCCTTGGATGCCGAGCAGCGAGGACACAGGCCGCAGCACCGTGTCGAAACTCGGTGGCGTGACTTGCAGTGGGATGCTGGTGTCGAGTGGCATATCAACCCGGCCCGGTGAAGGCGTTCGGCGTGCTGGGCTGGCGCTGCTGTTGCTGCAGTAGCTGCTGAGCCAGATTCATGCCCTGATAGTTGCTGATGGCGCCGTTGACAGCATTCGCAGTGCCGACAAGGCCGGACGCCGCAGCATTGCCGCCTGCCATGATGGCATTCGAGCTATTCCCCGCGAGGTTCGCGCCGATGGTTCCAGACCCTGCTGCCGCGTTTTGGCCGACCTGCAGCAACCCGGCAAGGCGGTTGTAAGTGTTCTGGTTGCCGGTTTGGAAGCGATTGAAGGCGTCGTTGTAGCCAGTGCTTGCCACGCCTTGGTTGTAGTCGATCAGGCCCTTCATGGCCGCGCCCGACATCACGCCGCTGCCGGCTGCTTGGCTGTTCTGCAGGGCCAACTCACCTTGATGACGTTGGAATTCGTAGCCGGGATCTTTGTTCGCCAGGAAGTCGGCCGGTGTGAACTGGTGCGACATCTGCCCGAACGTGGCTGCGTCTGTCGGCTTGCCAATGCCAAGGTAGTTGCTCAGGCTCGCGCCGGCACCCTGTCCCATGGCGTTGTATGGCATCAGGTCTGCACGGGTCTGTGCGGCCTGCTGCTGATTGAAGGCGAGCGCGTTTCCGGCAGCGTCCTTTTGTGCGTTCGCGGCCTGGTTCGCGGCATAAATGCCAGTCACCCCCTGCACGATGCTCGGGCCGAATGATCCCCACCCGCCAAGCATCCCGCCCAGGCCGCCGCCAGCAGAACCGAGAACTGCATCAGTCCCAGCTCCTGCCCCGGCCGACCCCATCACGCCAGCCATGGCGCCCGCATCGGCAGCGCCTGCCACGGCTTCCGCGCCGCCGAATAGCCCGCCAAGCCCGCCGCCACCCAGCATGCCAGACTGATACAGCCCATATCCGCCAGCCGCCGCAGCCAGTGCCGCCAGTGTTGCCGGGTCTTGCAGGCCATCCTTGACTGCTTTGATCGGGTTGTTCACGATGTCGCCGACACCGCCGACGATGTTCGAACCGAGTTTCCCCAGGCTGCTTAGAAGGCCCATTTCATCCCCTCACAGCAGCGTCACCGTGGGCGCCACTGCATACGTGATCACAACACCGTCGCCACGCTGCACCGGCACGAGTCCAGCGAGGATCCCGGTCGCAACAGTCGCCCCTCCGCGCGTGAGTTGCACGAGCGAAGGCGTGCCGCCAGTGATCGCCAGCGTCCCAGCCCGGGACGCCACGAATGTCCATGGCGATGCGCCGACCGTTTGCACAGCCGGGGCCGGCTGGAGTGCATAGGTCTGGACGAGTCCTGATGCGTCCATTACGTCGTGCTCTGCAGCCGGCCGGTGGCCGCCGTGTTCGTGCCGGCCAGGGTGCTGATGGCAACCACCGAACCACCGGCCAGCATCGTGTGACCGCGAACCCCTTGAGGGATCTTCGTTTCTCCAGGCAGCAGAGTCATCACTTCCATTTCCGTCGTGCTGCCGGCGCTTCCTCCGCTTGGCACCAGATACCACGTCACCGTCGCCGTCGTAGTTGTGCTGGTGTTGTGCGCCGTGATCCAGTCAAGAATCCACTTTGACCCAGCAGCCACCGTTGGTGAAAGCACGGTGTTAGTCAGGCCAATGGCAGTGGGCGGCCAGATAGTTTGTGTGCTGCTGCTCATGTGTTCGGCCCTGTGGCAATGTCATTGATGGCCGACTCCAGCGCAACAACTCGCGCAGTGATATCGACCGGATCGGGTAGCGTGGCATATTCGAGGGCAGCAAGTCTCGCCATGATGTCAGCCAGTTCAGTCGGGGAATACTCGACAGGCGGCATGTAGACATAAGGCACTGATGCAGACTCACGGTCGATGCGAGACACTTCAAACCCGTACTGCTCTGCCGGCTGGTCTTCCGGCACTGCCGCTGCAATGTCGTCTGCGGATGTTCCGGCGGTGCCTCCAGTGCGGTTCCACAGGGTCTGCAGCAGCAGTAGCCACTCGCGCCGCCATTGACCTGTTTTCGGGTCGATAGGCGTGCTTGAGAGCTGCGGGAAGCCTGTCGTGACAGTCATGAATCTGTGGCCTCACCGCGCAAGGTGGCGCCGACTACATCGCGGTTCACAGGGTCGGAAATGGTCACTTCGTACACCCGGTCTCGTGCGGCGCCTAGTCGGCGCTTGATGGCTCGCCGGCCTGTTTCGCCGAGCTTGCCAATGCCGAGCAAATGCGTGTTGCCCCACGTAAACCCGCCGTCGTTCGACCACCTGAGCATGATCTGCGGGTCCGAGCCCTGGCCTGTCACTAGGCCAACCCCTGGCTTGAATTCTACCTGTAGCCGAGTCTGCACGACCCGATTGCGTTCGCCCTTGTCCCACACGTGGGGAGCGCGCCGAACAGCGACCAAAGGCCCAGGCCCATCCACATACGTGTGCCGAGACATCCGGTATATCTGCCCATCGTTGAAACCGCCCACAAGCCGCTGCCCAGCAAACGACAAGTAGCAGTTTGATCGGTGCCGTCCGAACAGCCCGGTACTGGTGTCGAACATCGCGCGCTGGTGCCACAGGGCTGTGGTCAGGTCATAGACCCACGTCACCCCGGCTGTCGGGAATGTCAGCACGTAGAACTCGTGCCCCTCCTCGGTGTACAGGTAGGCGATTGCATCATCAATCACTGAATACTGCGCGATGGCATAGGCAACTGCAGGCGTTGAAACCTGCGTGTGTTGATAATCTTGCGTCTGTATTACGAGGTTTTCCCCCCGCTCTGACCGGCCCAGCCACATCAGACCGGAGCCAGTGCGGCAGATGGTATGAGCGGCAGAGCAGCCGATTTGCATCGCAGCGCCTGCCAGACGTGCAAATGCAAACCCGACAGACCCAGATCCAACCCATACTTCAGAAGTCCTGGCCCCGATCAGCCACAATTCACGCTTGTTCTCTATCAGCATGATCAGGTTATCGCTTGAATTATCTTTTGAGGCAAATTGCGTCGCATCAATAGCGCTCGTGCCATTCCAGAATATCGGCAAGGTGTAGAACTGCTGTGTACCCGGCCTGTTTAGGATGAAAAACCCGTCAATGTAGGCAATCCTATCTGCCCCAAGAAACCCGGTATCCGTGATTTTCACCAGCGTGCCGGCCGCAATGTTGTAGACATACCCGTTCGGACCATCCACGATCAGGACAACCCCGCCAGCCCCGTTGTCCCGGATGCAGACCTGCCCAGATGACGTGTCGATAGTGCCGACCGTTGCCAGTGTGAACGTGGCCGCAGCCGTTGCCGTCGCGGCCGTTGCAATTGTCATCAGCACAACGGTGTTGCCGATTGCCCAAAGCGCCTTCGTATTGCCCGAAAAGGCCCATGCGCCGCGCACCTCTCCTGTATAGGCACTGGCCACAGCAGATGACAGCCCAGGTGTGCCAAGCAGCCCAATTGCAGCCTTCGCATCGGATGCCGGGTCGACCTCGACATACCAATTCACCAGCCGCTGCGCATCCTGCATCGGGTTGGCGGCCTCATAGGACGGGCCGACGAATGCAAAGGCCGGCATCAGAATCCTCCGCTCAAGATCCACCCGGCGTCAGCATGGCCTGACCCGCACACAGCCGGGTCAATGCTCATCGTGCTGCTTGGCGTGGCATTCAGCGACTTAATGATCTTGAGCGAGTCGCGTGCGGCTTTCTGAAGCTCAGGCGTCACGCCGCCGTATTCCAAACCAAGCAGGCAAGCAAGGTTAGTTTCGATTGCAAGCTGATAACCCTGCGGCATCGATAGCGCAGTGGTCAAGCTCGCAAACTGGCTGATTAGCATGTCGTACCAAAGATGGAACTCATACCCAGCCTGTGGAACAGGCCAAAGCCTGATTTCCGCAAGAGGAAAGCCCGTATTGAAGTACATCATTTTCGGCCACGGGCCGGGCTGATTCTTCAGGCCGATCTGCGAGTAACGGTCAAAACTTACCTCTTGGCAATCGAAGTCAACCGATGAGCTTGTGGTGATTCGGGTGTATGCGCTGGAAAGGCGAAGCGGGCGCGCGATATTCCAATCGCCGCCAGTCCCTACGCTGTACGCCGACTTGCCGGGGACAAGCGCAAGCACTGCCTCGACGTTGTTGAACACGGCCAGGTGTTGAGCTGACCACTGATCCATCATGCCGTTGAGTTGCCCCAGGGCATCGGTGGCGTCGTCCGCATCCAAAGCCTCGCCCGGGGCATATTGCTTGATCTTGCGCAGGGCGCCTTTGATGAGGTCGAGTGCTGTTGTCATTTTCTACCTTCGCAGGGCGTGCGGGCCGGCTGGGTGGTGGGTGGTCATGCGTTACAGCAGCGCAGGCAGGTCTGCAAGTTCGTAGTTGCGAATTTGCACATACCCCGCATCAGTCGGGTGGGTTCCGTCAGCCGTGGCAATGCCAGTCCACGCAGAAGTCGGCATCCACTTGACATTGGCATTTCCGATACTGGTAACCAGGGCAGAAATACCGTTGTTAACTGTTGGCCAGATGTTTGCGCCTTCGGGTAGCACGCCACGGCAAATAATCGTTTTGTACTTCACCAGTAGTTGATTGATGATATCTGTGTAATTGGTGATGGCTGTCGCATCCCATAAAGTGTCGTTGCGGCCTATGGCGATGATGGCAACGTCCTTTGTATTATCGGTATCTTTTACCAGAAGCGCGGCCGACATGCGCGCCTGAAGAGTTGCAATTGTGTTCCCGTCAATACCATATGTAGACCCAACTCGACCGAGCATTGCGCCAACTTGCATCGTATCTACGTCGCCACTGCTCGTGGAGCCAGCGCCGCGCGTAATTGAATCGCCATATTGGTCAATGCGCCCGGCATTTGTTAGCGTCAGTAGCGCACTATCGGCATAAACGTAGAATACCCCAGCAGCACCATTAACATTTGCTGACCACACGTTATAAGTGTGTGTTGTCCCATCAAATGTGGCTGGCACATTAAACACGGCGGACGCCGTAGGTGATGCGCCCGTCGAATACCGTGTCGGTGCAGCATTATCGACAGATACAAAAACAAATAACTGGTTTGTGTAGACCCATATTTGAGTCAGCGCCGACGAAAACCGCACGACAGGTATTGAACTGCCTGCCGTAGTATTAACGCCGAACATCGCAGCGCGCTTTGGCGGGTTATTGTATGTCGCGGCTGGTTGTGTAAATGCGCAGCTCCACGATGCATTGCCGGTGATGTCATAGGGCTGCGAAACGAACCTCTTGGTAATGCCGGCAGCCACGCCAGTACACGAGAAAACAGTACCAGTGGACAAGAAGAATGCATTATTACCAAAAGCGCCACCAATCCTGATGATCACGACGTGATTGATGTCGGAAAGGCCCGTGAAAAGCGTGTAAGACCCTGAAACTTGATTTAGAGCCGTGAATGCCCCGCCGTCGACGGATACTTCATACGCACCGTTTGGCGTACCTGTATGGCTGGCTGTGATTGTCGCGACAGTGCCTTTGATTAATCCATACCAGAAGGTATTGCCAGCGGCCCAAAATATGCGACCAGCCGTGCGGGTGGTATCTGTCGGGCCGGCTACCCCGCCTTGATCAAACTGAGCATAGGTCAAATTAACGGTGACTGGCGCACCCCCACCCATCGCCCGCAGCAGTTGATTGAAGCGCAGGCCCATGTCAGGAACCCGTCACCACAAACACATTTGGCACGACATCCCCAGGGAATAGTGCGAACGATGCGTTAGCCGCCGCAGCCCTGGTGATAGTGGTAGACGCGCCATTCCCAGTCGCGCCCTGAAACGCAATCGAGGCATTCCCAGCCGCAGGGGGAACCCCGACGAACCCGAACCCATCCAGCCCCGCAGTGATGGTCATAACTGCAGCAGTCGACCATTTGACTGTCCAGCCGTCATACAGTGACCGATTCGCCCCTGTCACCACCGTATCGCCCGTGATGAGAACCACCCCGAACGCATTCGGCGCGCTGGCAGGGATTACGTTTGGCGTGACCGTGACAGATGGGCCAGCGTTTGCAAATGGCATGAGAAGAACCCCAAAGCATAGAAAGCCCGCCGAAGCGGGCAGCCATCAGAAGCTGTTCATGTAGCCAGTTGGCGACACTGACAGTGTTTGCGCACGGTTGACCTCGAACGTGTAGGTGCCAGCCGGAGGCGTGAGCGATCCTGCCGTCACATTGGCCCACACGATTTGAACTGTGTCGGTGGCCGTCACATTTGCGCCGATGGGGAACGTCCCAGCGGGGGTAATGGCCGGGACACCGGAAACTGCCACCTGATCGCCGACAACGACGCCAAGGCCGGTTAGCGTGAAAGATTGGCCAGCGGTAGTGGCAGCGGCAACTGCTGCAGGGGTGATGCTGGCCGTCAGGATGGCGGACTTCTGGATATTCCCGACACCGGCTTGCGGCTGCGGGTTGCTCGATGTGCTCGGGCCGGCATTCGTGAAAGGCATGATGATTTCCTATCTGATGAAATTAGCAGGCCCCGAAGGGCCATTCATTAGCCGGCGACGCGCACAGCCATTTCGCGGTACAGCGGGGCCCAGCCGTACAGCACATCGATGCGGGTCGGCAGCGCGTCGTTGTTGATGGTGTACTGGCGCACCACCCGCAGCGACATGCCGATGTCCTTGTGCGATGCACGGGCCGCCATGTCCACACCTCCAGGCAACGGCAGGTCAGCCGACACCAGGGTGAATGCATCGCGGTGGAAGGCCAGATTCTGCGGCGATACGGCAGCGGAGCCAGCGAAGAAGGTTAGGTTCGCAGAGTTCGCAGGCGCGGCGGTCACGTTCTGGAACTGGCCGGCGCTGATGACAGCGGAAGAGACCTGCAGTTGCAGCAGGCCGCCCGCATCCGACGTGTAGGTGCCGCCGATGACCACGCCGGCAGAGTCGGTGACAGGGACAAACGCGCCATTGCTGGGCGTACCGACGAACGGGCGCACGACGAAGAAGCGGGCTTTTCCGTTGCCGACAGCCGAACGGTTCTGCGGGTTCACCGCATTGACGTTGGCCGCGCTGAACACGTCACCGACCTTGACCACAGCAGTGGATGCCGTCCAGCCCTTGGTCTGGAAGGTGCCGCCATCAGCCCAGCCCGAGGTCAGCAGCGCAGAGCTGGTGCCGGTCGTGCTGAACTGCGGGGTGCCGCCCAGGGCGCCGAACGTCTGCGTGATGATGTTCTGGTCTTGATACCAGTCGAAGCCCAGCGTGGCCTTGCCGAGCATGCCCTTCTCGTACTGCTGGCTGATCTTCACCTGCGGGTTGAACAGGCCGGTGAGTGCGCCAGCCATCGACGCCATGCTCCACTGATCCATGACGATGCAGCGATTGCCATCGCGCGGGACGCCTTCTGAGTCCAGCCAGGCGCCGGCTTGCAAGAACGGGGCGACGGTGGTCGGGGAGGTGCCGGCAGTGCCGGTGATGTTGGCAACGTTGGTCGCCATCATCGTGGCGCCGTCGAAGTCCACCCGGTTGGCAATGGTGGCGATCTTGGGCTTCAGCACGCGGTCACTGAACATGTCCATGCTCAGCAGCAGATCCGACGTGATGAACTGCGTGTCGACGTGGAACTGCGTGGTCAGCGTGACTGGCACGCTGGTCTCCACGAAGTCCTCGACGTTCAGGGCTGGCCCAGTGGTGCCCTTGAATCGGCCGGGCCGGCGAGCGTTGACGGTGTAGCCGATCTTCGCGCCGTCGATACCGAATTTGTCGTCATACTGACGGTTGACCTTCGCGGTCAGCATCAGTTCGTTTTCCAACACCATCAACGCTTCGTTGGTGATGTCGCTGATATTCAGCAAATTGTTGCTCATGACTGCCATTCCTTCTCGCGGCGATTCACGCCGCTAGCTGTTGAATGGCACCGCTTCCTATCGTCGGCGCTGAGCCAGCCTTTGAGCCCGGTAGTCCTCGAAATTCTTCGCAGGGCCAGGGATCGCGCTTGCCGTCTCACGCACTTGCCGGATGGGCGGCGGTGCCTTTGATATTTCGACGGCAGGGGATGTCTTGCGAGCGACAGGCGTAGGAACAGGCTCGTCGTCCGCCTCAAGCGCGTCTTCCAGCTTGCCAAGTTGGCGAAGTGCTGTCGTTGGCGTCATCGCCTCGAACCGCTTCGCTTCCTCGGGATGCTTGGCGAAGTAGTAGGCCAGGTATGGCCCCTGATCGCTCTCAAGAATCGCTTGATGCATGTGAGTCGGGAGATTCACCTTTGACGCGCTGATCACTTCAGCGTAGTCATCGACTTCAGCCCTGACTCGTTCCTGACGTTCCGCCCATTTCCGCTCAAGCGCCGTTTGTGCCGCCTGAGCCTGGGCCTGTTCCTGCTGCTTTTCCCGTTTCCGAATCGCCGCGTCTGCCTTCCACTCGCTCAGGGCTTCGATGAACTGCTCATCGTCCGCGAACGCGTTTCGTTCAGGCCGTGGCGCTACGTCGCCGGGCGCCGCTCGCACCTCCAGGGCCTTCAGGCGGGCCTCAAGCTCAGTCTTCGATCGCTCAGCGGCTTCAGCTTTCGCCTCGGCTTCACGGCGCTTGTGGACAAGCTCAGAGATCCGCTCTTGGACCCTGTTCCTCTTTCCGTCTTTGCCGCCTTCCTCGGGCTTGTCTGCTGCTTTCGCCGCAGTTCCCACCGACTCTTGCGAGTCACCCTGTTTCGCCGGGTCAGGCGTTGAGTACATGGCCGCAATGGTTTCGCTCGTCACCAGATTAGGGGTAACTCGCCCTGCGTGACGTGCAGGCGTCGATTCTTCAGCTTGGGTTTGCTGGGTGTCAGACATGATTTCTCATGGATTGGACCCCGTGAATGTGCTCACGGGTAAGCATTATTCGCCCGGATCGTTCCGCTGGTTGCCTTTGTCGGCCCCTAGCTTCAGATCCGTGTGTGCGTCAAGTATAGCTTCGAAGCGCTCCTCTGCAATCCACGCCTGCGTATCCTGCAGTTTGACGTTCGCCGCAAGCTGCGCGCGCTCATGCTCGCCTTGCTCCTGGTGGGCTGTGCGCTCGTTGATGGCGTGCTCTTTTGCGAGTAGCCGCTGATTCTCGGCCTGCTGGCGCATGGCTTCGAGTTGCTGCTGCCCCTGCTGCTGGGCCTGCACGCCTATGATCTTGGCGGCCTTCTCCTGTTGCAGTTGCTGCAGCTCCTTCTGCATGGCCTGGGTCTTCTGCATCATGGCTGCGATGATGGCCTTCGCCTCGTCTGGCATGTCCTCCGGCGCAGCCTTGTCGAGTTGCGCAAGCGGGCTCGCGGCTTCGAGCCTGTCGGCAATCTTGTCGATCCCTGGGATGTCGAGTTGACGCACGACGATGTCGCCGGCCAGTTGCCCAATTTGCTTTCCGAGTTCCGTCTTGAGTAGATCCATGAACATCGCAGCGGCCTCTTGGCGCTTGGTCTGATACCCCGGCCCGGTGTCCATCACCACGTCATACAGGCCCGTGGTCACATCGTTCAAAACCTTCTCGATCTCGTCGGTTTCGTTGCCGGCCTCGTCCTTCTTCATCACCTTCTCGTTCAGTGTGACGCTGGAAGGCTCGCCATCCTCGCCGATGATTCGAACGATGCGCTTCGTGTCGTAGTAGTGCGGAATCCACGACAGCAGCACCTTTGCCGTGTGGCAAATGGTGCGGGTCAGGTTGTCATAGAAGTGGAAGTTGGACAGGTCGGATTGCCCTTGTCGCTGCTTAACCATCGTCCCGCTTGTTTCATTGCCAGGCGCACCTAGGCTCGGGTCGAACATCCCGAAAACGGCCTTCAGGTCTTCGCTGGCGTTCTGCGCGGCAGTGATCTGCGCTGACGGGATTTGCTGCGGCTGCTCGCGCCTAGGCGGCGGCAGCATGGTTCCATTTTCGTCAGTGACTGGCTTGTACTTCAAGCTCGAATAATTGGCATTGTTCGCGGTGCGCCATTCGTCCTCGTGGCCCTCGTCCTGGCCTTCTGCCATCAGCCACGGGGCCTTGGGCGCCAGCGCGACAACCTCGGTTTCTGACGTGCGCCAGAAGTTGTACATCCGCTGGGGGTCTTTGGCATGCCGAACTGCGCCGAACCTGATCACCTTGCCATCGATCACCAGCTCTGCGCCGTAGACCGGGAAAACAGGGATGTACTTCCCCGGGATCTCAAGCGGGCCTTCCAGCACCTGTGTCCCGGTGATCTTGTGCCACGTCACCCGGATGCGCATGGTGTCGCGCGCCTTGATTATCTCAACGCCGGCGGATCGCAGGGTCTTGGCATCCGGGCATGCAGACTTGTACAGCTTGCTGCCGTCGCTCAGGATGTAGAGTTCATCTGGTGTTTCCTCGACCTGGTAGAACTCGCCTACGGTGATCTCTTCCCGTGTCGACCATGCGGCATCATCATCGCCTGCGCCGCGCTGTGGAAGGCTCTCTGGATCAGCCTTCGGGTAGAGCTTCTCAAACGTCTTTCGCTTAATCCGTTCAGTGATCAGGCACCGCGTCTGGTCGCTCCCATCCGGCATTTTCGACAGTGGGTCGAAATACACCGTGAACGGGTTTCGGATTGCGTCGATGTACAGCTCTTGATCAAACGAATCAGGCTCGACATACCGGGCAGCAGCGCGCCAGTATCCCCAGCCCATGCGCACCTGATATTCAGCCCCGGTGTCATATGCGAGGTCTGCGACTGAGTTGATCTCGATGTGCCGCATCAGGCCCTGGATCACATCGGCAACTTTCACATCGCCATCACCCACTGCATGCACCTTGATGCGTGGGCGCTGCTGGCGCATGTTGTTGACGATGGACCGGACGAACGTGTCCGTTTTGTTGATCGTCAGGCAAGGGCGCTTTGCCAACTTGCGCGACATCTCAAGCTCTGCCGGCCACTGGTCTCCGTGCGAGAACTTCAGGTCTTCGAGCGCCGCATCTCGGTTCCCGCCGTCTGCGTCGTTGCACAGCCGCATGTACTCGCGGGCGTCCTTGATAACCTTCAGCGTATCACCGCTCATCCCATCCACCCATGATCTACGAAGCGTTGCGGGGGTGCGGTTTTCTTCTCTTCCGCAGCTTTGCTCTTGACCAGGGCAGGGAACAGCGAGGCGAGAACCCATATCCACGCATCGGCCCGGTTTGGCGACTTGTCGCCCAGGTATCCATACGTCGAGAACGCTGTCAGCTCGTCCTCAAGCTCGAAATACTCGCCAACGTGCCGCACCTTGCCCTGTTCATACAGTGCAGAAAATGGCTCTGCGCGGACTACTTTACCACGTGAGGCTGTGACGGTCCTGTATGAGGGGCGCACGCCAGCCTCCTTGGCAGCAGTGGCGATGGTATGCCCGACCATAGCGCCGCCGTAGTTTGTCTCGCCCACGATGCAGTCCGCTTGGTGGCGCTCCCATGCGGACACAGCCAGCCGGCCCCATGTGCCAGGGCCTGCCTTGACGGTCAGGTCTTCGATCAGATAGGCGTTCCCATCAGTCCCCAGGCCACCGACGCAGATGCCGATCGCATCGTTGTCGGCATTGTCCACGTCACCCGAGCCGGACGGGTCAACCCCCACAACGATGCGCACCATGTCAGGCAGTTCACCGCCCTTCACACGCCACTTATCGATATGGTCGGATGGGAATAGCTGGTTTGGCGTGGCGTCGGCGAACTCGCCTTTCAGGAACCGCTTCTGCAGCCTGGCAGACATGCCCTGAAGCGTCGCTAGGTAGTTCCCGCTCAGGTTCTGTGCGTTGTCGCCCGGGTTGATTTGGAATGAGGCGTAATCGTCGCCGTTCGGCATTGGCCTGTTTGTCTCGGGGTCGCGCTTTTCGATGAAGCGCTTGTATGTCCAGTGCGCTTTGCTGGGCGGGTTGCAGTCGTAGTAAGCACGCGGCTTGAGCGGTCCGGCATCCCTGCCCTTGATCTGCTGCTGGACAAGCTGAGCCAGGCGCGTCATGGCCGTGTCGACGCTGCTCATGGGGATCTGTGAGCACTCGTTGAAGTACAGCGTGGCGAACTCCTTGCCGAGCACCTTCTCGACGCGCTCCTTATCGTCCAGGCCCGAAAACCAGATCTCACTGTCCTCAGTGCCGGTATGGATCGAGGCATACCCGTCGCCCTTGTGCAGCGTGTAGCGGATGGCGGGGAATGCCAGCTTCATCGCCTTCGGGAACGTATCCAGCACGATTGACTCGTGCACATGCAGCGCGCGAAACCGGAAGATCCCGTGACGTGAACCTGGCGCCTTGAGTGCGCGCATGATGATGTTGCGCACATGAAGGAATGTTTTCCCACTGCGTGAGCCGCCGAACAGCATGCAGTGCGTTGCCGGGCCACTCAGGATGGCCTGCGCCTGTAGCTGTTTCGGGGTCAGTTGCACGTTTTGTCTGGCTCTTTTCGGTCTAGGCCCGAATTTTAGAGCACAGCGTGCACGTTTTGTCCGGTCACAGCGCCTCGTCGTGGTCCGTAGCGATGATCTGCACCGGCCCACCGTTCGCGCCTGTCAGCTCAGTCTGCACCTTGTCGCCCCACCTGCGCGGGTTCCACTTCGCCAGCAGCTTCAGGCGGGTGTCGATCCGCAGCTTTGCGCGCTGGACATGCTCGCCGTTGAGCTTGTAGGCCGCAGCAGCCGCACCCTCGCTGTGCTGCTCCATCCAGTCGTTTGTGCCGTCGTCAGCAATTGCGAGGCATTCCTGGGCGATAACATCTTCGCCTTGCGCGCGCGCGGACGCGATGCGTGCCGCAAACTCCGGCTGTTCATCCTGCCATGTGTAGACGGTGCGAAAACTCGGCATCCCATCTTCACGGCAGATGGCCCGCAGCGTCTCACCCTCTGCGATGCGAGCACAGATGATCTCGGCAATCTCCGGCTTGTAGGCCATCAATGCCCCTTGTGCGCTGCCATCACAGCAGCGACAGCAGTCTGCGTAGGTGTCGGGTACACGAACGTCTGCCGGATGATACCTGCGGCTCTCTGCGGGTGATCCTCACACACCTTGGCGCAGTGCTCACCGATTGCGCGAACCAAAGCGTCCAGCTTGCCGTCTGGCTCTGCAGCGCTCGCTTGGATCATGCTGTTGATGAGGAAAACGTTCATGCTGGCCCCATGTCGAGTAGGTAGTTTCCTCCGCCGGCCGACCGCTCAAAGATGACGCGGCGAACCTTTCCCTCTGCGCGGATTAGAGCCTCATCGCCTATGCGCCTTGGCTTTTCCGTCAGGAACTCGGGCGCGTCGTCGCCGGCTTGCGCAACAGGGACAGGGCCGAATCCATTGAACCATGCGCACAGCCTGTTGGCGGGCCGCTTGAAGAATCGTTTGTTTGTCATGCGGGCTCCTCGACTGTGGTGATGTCCATCTCGCTGATGAGCGCGAGCTGCTTGTCCACAGGGTCCCGCGGGTATTCCAACTCGCTGAACCGGACGACATCGCCGACTCGCACTGACATCGGCAAGACTTGGCCCTGCGAGTTGCGCCGGCCCGGGCCGACAGCCACCACGGTGCCACGGTTGCCGATCTGGTCGGTAGCTTCTCTCCACTTGCTCACATCAGTGGCAAGGTAGATCCCCGCAGCGCTCGGAAGGCTCTCATCAAGCCTGACAAGGACTCGGTCACCTAGTGGTTTCAGCATCCTGGCTCCTTACGCCGCCACCCGGTAGTGATCCAGCGTGCCCGCCTCACGCGCGGCCACCACCGCAGCTGGAACGCGCCCGCGCTGGCCCTGCACGTAGATCGTGCCGTTGATGTTGTAGGTGATGGCGCCCGGCTTGGTCTCAGCCTTCTTGCGCGCTGGCTTGCTGGCCTTGGCTGCAAGCTTGACAGCCAGATGATCGGCCG